TCTATGTGTTTCTAGTTCTTCCTTATTGGTTTCTGAATTAGTCCAGTATGCCTGTGTAGTGATGTATCGCCTAGCCCATAGTTCTATATCGTCTTCTGTTGGTATCTTATCCGCTTTCTTTAGAAGGTAAAGGTAACAATTAGATACAAGCACCCCGCAATCGTAGTCTCTTTGTGTTTGCATTACTCTAGCGGTTGCTAAATTATACAGATTTTGATACTCACGCTCGAAGTATTTATCTATTTTGTGCTTCATACCAATTATAAAAATCTATTAGCCATATCCTTCTGCGTGTGGAACTACATCCGCACTCGTTATCTGGTTCGCCCGTTACCCGTATCTTAATGGGCTTTAAATTCTGAACGGCAACCTTTGTTATTGATCCCCGCCATTGTTCTACTATTGCTTTTTCAGCCTCTGTAAACATAAGTGTAAAGTGTTAGTTAATAATGAGACGATACAAGCTGTTAAAAAGTCAGTACAAATTAAACTTAACCAAAATGAAACACACTTTGGACAGCCTAACGCACTATGAAGGACATTTACAGCCTCTCTAAGCGTTCCTCTAGTCTTTAGAATGGTAATCGAAGCAACCCTGTCTAAAAACAGCTGTAGTGGCTCGAAATTAACGAACCACCACGACACTGCTATTAAGTAAATATAAATCATTAGAACGGTAGATCGTCTTCAGTTACGGCTGCTGTGGTCGCAGCCTCTGCCGTTGCCTCTAGTTTATCACATCTCCAATGATTCAAAGAATTATAAACCCTTCCCTGATACTCTCTGCCTCTCACGGTAAATTCAACCTCTACTGAATCGCCCACGGTATTGAACTTAATGAAGTTCTCAATGTGTTCTTTGTACTCTGGCTTCTTATACATATTGAAGCTGTAAAGCGTTTCATATCCATTGTCTTCTGTTGCCTTAACGGTGTAATCCAATACCGTTGCGCCATTGTCTAGCGTCTTTACATCTGTTATCTCTGTGATAACTCCTTTTACTTTATACATCTGCTTTTGTTTGTCCTAGATACAGCCCATTTGTTTCTATGCTGTTCTCTAGGTGGTTATTATTTACTCGTTCTAATTGCTCTCTTAATTGATTTACCCTCGTTTCGTTACCTTTTGCTTCGTGGTAACCTATACACGTTAATAGGGTGTTATGTAAGTTCGTTAGTTTCATAACTCATTAATGATTTCATTATAGTAATCTGTAGCCAAAGAAACCTTTTCTTTAATCTTAGCGTCTCCCTCGTATTCTACCTTGAAAGATTTAACACGTTTTGAATCGTCTATGAAATCAAAGTGGTGCTTATTGAATAACTCCTCGTAAATAGCGTCTTCGGTTTCAGAATCTAAATCTATCTTATCAGTATTATCTCGCACCCGCCATTTAGTATTCTCTAACTCCTTTTCGAATAAATGCTGTGGGGTGTTGATTAAACAATAAACTAGATAAGCAACCTTTCGCCCAGTCAAAAACATATACGCTTGAAGCTGCCAATAATATAAAGAATTAACTATGTGCGTTTCAAATTGGTGTTTAAAGAATGTCTTTATGTCCCAAGCGCATTTTATATCCGCTAACCAATCCGAGCCTAAAACGTCAGGCGTTCCACAAATGAAATCGTTTTCTACATAATCACAATCTACCTCGAAGTCGTCCCATCCTAAAACCGTCCCCGCAAGTTGGATAGCTTCATTTTCACAGAGAATCCCTTTATCGAGAAATTTGTTTTCTATGTTGTTTACTATTCCATATTTATCCTCGAAGGCTTTTTCTCTAATGTACGTCTTCGCTCCTGTACTTAATGCAGGAGGCGCATCTCGTTTCAAAACTAATTCATCACGTTTTTTTGCTTGTGCTTCTGTTAGTTTTACTTTCTCTAACAACCCGTTAAGAGTTATTAGCTGTTTATCTGTAATGGTTGCTGATGGGCTGTCAGCCATAATTTTCCCCAAACTTGACGCTCTTACGATCATACCAACTTAGATTTAAGTAACATCAAAGACTTGCTTTGTTGCTCCGTTAATTCATACTTAGCTATCTTAGTTTCAAACTGCTCTATTGTTATTGTGCTGTTCGCTACTTGATCTGCTCCCTTTTGGAATTGAGCCGCTGAAATCTTAGGTTTTGCACTTGCTGTGTTACCGTCATCGTCTACCGCCTGTAATGATAATAAACTTTGAAGGGTGTATCTTCTGAAGTAAGTAATACACGAACCTAATTTTTGTGGGTCGGTAATTGGTGGCAGTTCAATAGCGCTCGTTTGGTGCTCTCCGTTTTCAATGTCTGCGATAATAGAGCAAACCATATTGTTTTGAATCGGTTGCATAAGTAGTAGCCCATTTTTTTCCAGTAAAGGCTCTACCGCTGAAAGTATTCCGTTCAAATCTAAATAGTCGGATTTAAAGAACGGGTTCTTTGCGTTCTTACTGAGTGTGCCGATTTCACTCTTTACGGCTGCAATCTTTTTGTAAATTTCCATTATTATCTGTTTTGGTTTTTGTAAATATACTATTTTTATTTTAATTGATCCCTTTTAATGTAAAAAGCCTCTGTGTATTTCATTATTTTACTCTCCCATCCCGTTACTACGCTATAAGGAACTAGAAAATGTTCAGCGTTTGTGTCGTTTAATAAATAAATAAACCAGTAGAAATCTATTTTACCTTTACCTTTTAAGTGTGCCTCTTTGTTAACTAGTAGATGTGTATATTTGCTGTGCTTGTTTGTTTTTACGTCTATTCTTGTTTTGTTATATACTATATCCGCAGCCTTTACCGATGTATAATCTAATAATTTACACGATTGAAACTCTTTTTTATTTTCTGTAAGCCAATGAACCGCTATTAACTCACCGAGTACACCTATAGTATCTATATGTTTTTCTTTATCCCCTCTTAAATACCTTTTATTTTTAGTGTTATTATCTGCGTTCATCACGTTTCTGGCGTGTCCTATCTGACTAGATATAAACCAGAAAACAGAAGGGAAGTCTATTGTACCTTTAAAATATTTCATAGTTCCAGTTCTTTTACCTTTTGTTTATAGTATTCTATTAACTCTCTTAGTTCTCCTCTGCTCCACTTCTTACCGTTGGCTTTGTATGCTTGTGCTTCTAGTTTCAATTCGTTGTATTCTGTATCGCCTATCTTCGCTTTTAAGTTTTCAGCGTAACCGATCAAGTGGCTTTCATCAAATCGGTTGCACTTTCTACATTCCTTCGCACAATTGTTTTCTGTGAATCTTAAACCACTATAACCACTCTTAGCGTAAAAATGTCCGCAATCTGTTTCGTCAAACTCGAAGTACTCACCGCAAGAAATACAAGGCTTATCAAAATCACGTAAACGAATCCAACGATTAAAAATCGGTTGCAGTTGTTTTATTAGCTGCCCAGTTGTTTTAGCTTTCTTCATTTGATTGTTTTAAAACCCCGAAGGCTGTTTTTATACTCGCTGATTATCTCTAATGTCTGCTTCCAGTCGTTATGCTTTACGTAATTCTCAACCGCTATCCTAATCAAATCCTTTTGAGCGTTAAGCACTACGAATTTCTTGTAGTTTATTTCAACCTCGAAGTACATCCTTTGTTTTTGAACGTAGCCGATATGCTCTCCGTTTTTTAGGATGTCGGTTATTAGGTCGTTTCGTTTCTTATAGTCTATCATTATATCAAGGTTTAATTAAAGCCAATGATTATCATTAATATAATCTTGTACTTTTCTTTCGATAATATATTTTTTAGTGTTTGTTAGTTTTGAAATAATGTCAGTTATTAGGTCGTTTCGTTTTTTGTAGTCTATCATCTATCCAAAGTTAATATTATTTTCTAAAGGTGCGGGAATATGTTCTAAAGGATTCACGCCCTCACAAGTGAAAGCCGTCCCATACTCTAGTTTAAATAGTATAGGCTCTGCCAAGAAGGTAGGCCGCCCGCCCGTTTCTGTTTCTTTAATCTTTTTAATATGTACCTCTGTGTACATCCAACTATTAGGGCTTTGAGTGTATCTATGTAATACGATAAAATCGTCACACCTATTAACGTGCTTTCCTCCACCCTCCGCATCTGCTGCATTTGGAGGTATAGGCAACCCCTCGTAGTCACCCGACTTATGTGTCTTTCTTAAAGCCTCACTACTTGCGTGCATACAAATATAAACCGTTGTATCAAACTTCTTAGCGTACAACCTTAACTTAGCTAGTGCCTCGTAGTCGTGAACGTGTGCGTTCATACCTCTAGGTAGTTGGAAAGAGTTTAACGGGTCGATTAAAAGAGTATTATACTTCCCTAGCTTTTGAACATCCTTCATAAACTCGTCAATAGTCCATAGCCGCTTCACATCTATAAAGTCGAAGTGATCTTCTATGAATTTCTTAGCTTCTTCTAGTTGTTTAGGCGTCATCGTTGTTACCTTTTGATTGGAATACAACTCTAGCAGGTTACGTTTTAACCCGTTGACCGTATTTTCAGCTGAATAGATAAGGTGTTTATGGCCGTACTTCTTAGATAAGCATAGCAAGTAAAAGAACACCCAATAAGTCTTACCTACATTAGCGTGGCCTAGTATCATATTAAGTTTCCCTCGCTTGAAGCGTAGGTTTTTATCTAAAGCACACCCTATACCTTCACCCTGTGGTACTTTATCTTGGCGTAGCAACTCTAAGAAGTCGTCATTATCTCTATGATTTGTTAGTGCTGTCTGTGTCATATCCTTTTGAGTTTAATGATTCGTTCCAATGTGGAATTCTTTTTTCTTCTTTCTCTTTTACTTCTTCTTTCTCTTTCTCTTCTTCTTTCTCTTCTTCTTCCTTGGGGTCACCCTTAGGGGGTGTTCCGTAAGTTGCTTTCTTCCAACCCTTTACACTCTTTTCAATTTGGTGTCTTTGGCTTTGATAACATAAATTTACTAAAAAATTTAAGGCTTCAGGGTCTTCATCTAAGAACTGCTTATTTATAATCGCCAGTAGAAAATCTAGTTTGTCCTTATCTGTTTCTAACTCATTAAGAACATCGAAGTAACTCCGTAGAAAATTAAAGGCTTTGCGTTTTGTTAGCTTCATATCTATTTAAGTTTAGAGATTTCAGTTTTTAAAACCTTGACTAACTTAATAGCTGTCTGCTTCTCTAAACAAATGAAACTAGGCGGGGCAGTCCCTTCGTCTATTTCTATAACAATGTTGTCTGAATCATTTGCGAACGCTTCTAATGTCGTTTCGCTTGTGTTACTTTCTTCACTTCCGTGAAATTTCAATCTTACCATATTAATTAATTTAAGTGGTTTATTTAAAACCAAATGAAAAACCCCTATAAATCCGTGTGCTTCTGACTTCACATTTCATTATAAGGGTTCAATAACTTCCTTTGTTCCTATAATGTCAGAAGGGAACTTCTACAAATATAACGTTTTATTCTTTAAAAGGTTGCACTATTGCAAATCTTTTTTTAGTTCTTCTTGTAATTGTTTCAAATGTCTTAATGTTTCACACCCTAAAACCCTATCTATTAACGGCTCTTTTATAACTCCGTCTAGTAAATCGTTTTCAGCTTTTCTAAAGTCTGCGTACT